AATGCGCTGCGCCATGTCTTGATGTCTTGGCGGATACGACCTGTAAAGGAGCTAACGATTTGGCTTATTAAATCTACTCTTTTTTTGGTATCGGCAGCCAAAGCAGACACTTGGGCATAATTTGCCACTTGGGGCGGGTTGCTCCTTTGTTGGGATAGTTGTGTGTTTTTTTTATTTCTTGCCATGTTTGGGGCTGTTAATCGGTGTTAATCAGTGGTTTATGTGTTAGAGAGCTGTAGCGGTGCTACTGCTCTACATTTTTGTGGGTTTTGCCTTTTTGGACATTGACAACTATATGCTTACGGTTGAGGATGTTTTGCACTCTGTCATAGAATGGTATTTTGCCATGTTTGGCATTGACCGTTTTACGGCGTCGCTTCCTATTACGGTAAATAGTGACGGTGCGCCAAGGATTTTTGACATCTGCTGGCGACTGCCCAGGAATCATAGCCCAAGATGGAGGAATGAAGCCAACCAAGGTGGCGAAAAAAAGGATTGTAAGGAGTTGTTTCATTTTTTATGTTTGGATTGTGAATAATAGTTTTGCCAATAAATATCTAAGTATTTAACATGGGCTGCAATCAACGAGTCTTTTACTGACGGCTTTAGAACCGTTACCGTCAATTGACCCATTTGCAAGGTGGTCTGGAATGTGTTGGTTGACACGGATGTTGTTTGAATATTCATTTTTGGTATTTATGAGTGAGAGAGCCGCAGCGGTGCTTCGGCTGTACTTAATTAATAGTCGTGCTTTAGTTTTGGGTTGCTTCCAAATTTGGTAGGTATTATTTGGTCACCTGCAGGAGATTGTAGCACTGGCAGATCAGCAATGATATCTCCTTTGTTAACTGCCTTAAGCCAGTCGATAGCCTGCTCGTAACGCAAAGCACGAAGCTCAGGAATATTGCGCGGGCTTATACGGCTATGAGTGTGGTACAAGGCAATGTCAATTAGTATCATTACGATATGGGCATTCCGAGCTTGACCAGTCATGGCCATTGCAGCTGCTACATTGTAACGGCTACGTAGGTAAGATGTTAGTTCGGTTTCTGCTTGGATTTGGGCAGTGTTCCAAACTAAAGGATCAGAGCTGATGGCGCTTTTTATTTCTGCGCGGATGACTTGGTCGAAGTCGGTGTCGGTTGTGTACATTTTATTGTTTTTGTTTGGAGCTGTAGCGATGCTACTGCTGGACTATTTTTTTAAGGAGCTGTAGCGATGCTACTGCTCTACTGGTGATATTAATATCCGCGTTGTTGACGGACTCCAATTTTTCGCGTTGTTTCTTTGGCTCGGCTGTAGCGTTGCAATTGCCACATTGCTCCTTCGTCGGCATCTGGAGCATCATCATGAACATTAGAGCCAGGTTCTATGGCTAGGATTTGCTCTAAGCCTGTTTGCATATCACGATTTCCTTTTTCGGCTTCATTGAAGTACACCATACTGCGCTCATAAAATGGTGTAAGGCTTTCGATACGTGTAAATTTGTCAGGCTTGGAACGATGATCAGGACGGATAGGTAATTGCCAACCGCGCCTTTCGCCTTCAGCAACAAACTCATCAAGTAGCAAGTCTTGAATAAAGTTGGCTTCCATCCAAACTTCTACTACATAGCTTGGTACGTTGTATCCGCAACCTTTTAATACTGGATATAACTCTTCGTAATAATCGTATAACCAACGCACAGCTTCAGAGATGGAGCATTGACGGCAAAAGGATTTTATACAATGAAATTCTTTAGGCATTTTACCCCAATGACGAATTGCTTTGTAATCGTTTTTGGTGCTAGACTTAAAAGATGGATCAAAGTAAATTACATGACCGTCATATTGCTCTAATGGATACATGGCTTTCCATTGTATCCATTCGTTTTTGAAAACTTTACCTTCCACGATAGGATTGTGGAAGTATTCCTTTTGGGATAAACGCCAACCCATGGTGTCGAACTTGGTTTGCAAATCTTGTATGGTATAATTTTCTGGCCATGCAGGTTTGCCATTTTCTACAGCGCAAATTTTGGAGTGCCAAATATTAGCGCGCTTACTCATGCCTTGTTCTATATCACCAACTAAATGTGCAAGTATTGATTTGCGATGGATACGATTATTAGCAATGACCATGCGACTCCCTTTGGTATCAATAGCTCCATAAAGTGCGCTTAACACCCAATCAACAGCTTCACCAACACGCTTTTGGTTTTTTACTATTTCTTCATCATCGATATCATCAACAACAGCATAGTTGGGACGGTTGGCACCTTTACGCAAACCACGCGGCGTTTGCCCACGGCCAAGCGCTACAAAGAAAGTTCCATCCTTGCACATGAAATCTCCTTCTGTCCAGGAGCCGATATTATAATTGGTACCATAGTCGGCAATGTAGCGTTGGTTGTTTTCTAACTCAGCTTGTATATCGCCTAATAAACGTGCAGCACCTGTTTCGTTTTTATTGACTAATACCATGCCTTTGAGTTCGCCATGTATCTTGAGCCACAACGGTATTAGGATGTCTGCATGCACAGACTTGGCATGTTCGCGAGCCCATTCTAGTATTGCAAAAATTTTCTTGTTTTTAAGAATCTCATTTGCCGCTTCTATCTGAAACTTTGCACAGGGCGATTTGGCATAATGTGGAAAGTAATATTCTACAAAATAGGCATAATCTTTTTTGGCTTTGGTAATACGTTTGGCTTTGGCTTCTTTGGTTTCGCTACCAATTACTTCAGTGGCGTCGGCAATCTCTTTACACTTTAATTGCCACTGCTCGTAGGCTTCTCTTTCGTCTTTATTAAATTTGAATACACTCATGGATTAATCTTTTTTATTCATTAGTTCTACGGCATCATTAAGGAAGTCATTTGCCACTGGAGCTAGTTGTTTGGATAGTTCAAGATTGTTTTTTTGAACATGCTCCAGGAACTTGATAAGTACAGCTACGTATTCTTTAACGCCAACTTGTGCTTTAATAAGTTTAATGTCTTTAAGGGTTTTTGTCCTGGCATCGGCTTCTTTTGATGTTGCATATCTTTGCCCAGCAGGACGACTATCAATTGAATCTGATAATTCTTGTAATTCTGAATACAATTTGGCAATAACCTTATCAGGAGTTGTTTGTATTACTTCTTTTAGGAGCTTCCAATTTCCTTCTTTGCACCAACTACTTATTGTAGCTCTATTTACTTTGACAGCATCCGCAATATATTCAAGCGTTAGATTCCCATTAAGGTATAGCTCCTTTGCGATTTGTTGTTCTTTATCTTTTGCCATTATTAATTTCTGAAATATTGCACAACAAAATTGCAATAAATATTAGGTGGCATAAAGTTGCCGTTTTGGCATTGAACAAATTTAAGCAAGTGTTGAACGGTTGTCGTTAATGGACTTTTTACGATTTTAAAAGTATTAAAACGCATTGCACTTTTACATCCACGAGCAGCGAAAACGCAAATCAAAAATAGCAAATGGCAAAATTTAAAGCTTTACAAAAACCAGTAAATATAGGTACTGCAGAAAACCCGAAATGGGCTTTTGTGATGAGTACTGAAGCTGTAAATTGGTATGGCTTTAGAGTGTTGAGCGACGGCATTGAACTAAGCGCCTTTGAATTAAATCCAGTTTCTTTTTTTAACCACAACTTTGAAGACAAGTCCAAGGAAGAGAATCGCTACCCATTAGGTAAGTGGAGCAACTTACGCATTGAAGATGGAAAACTATTAGGAGACTTTGAGCCTGATATGGAAGACCCTGAAGGCGTGAAGCTCAACAAGAAAATAGCTGGTGGGTTTGTAAACGCCTGCAGTATATTTTTCCGTTGGGTAGAATGGAGCGAAAGCGAAGATTTAATGTTACCAGGGCAGACTGGACCAACGATCACTAAGTGCCTTTTGCTAGAATGTAGCCCTGTTGGATTACCTGCCAACCAACAAGCGATTAGACTGCAACTGGATGGTGGCGAAGTGATGGCATTGAGTGCGGATACGAAGCCAAAGGACATCCAAGAATTATTCAAACAATTTTCACAAAAAAAAAATAACGATACAGAGATGAAAGAAATCTTAGTAGCATTGGGCTTGGCTGTAGATGCCACCCAAGCAGATGCGCTTAATGCCATCAGCCAATTAAAAGCAACACAAACATCTGACACCGATTTAAAAACGGTACAGTCAGAGTTGGAAAAACTAAAAGCAGACCGTGTGTCGGCTTTGGTACAAGGTGCTTTGGACGCAAAAAAAATTGATGCGACGCAAGTAGCCAACTATACGAAACTAGCTAACGTAGATTTTGAATCAACAGCTAGCGCACTAGCAGCTATTACACCTGCACCAAGCTTAACAGATTTTGCCCAAGGTGGTAAGGCTACAGGCTTAAGAGCTGGCGAAGTGGTGGCAACTGCGGAGTCTAGTAAGGACTGCCGTTTCTCTCAATTAAGCATTGACGAATTGGAAGAACTACAACGCACGAAACCTGATGAGTTTAGCGCGTTGCAAAATGAATACTTAAACCTTGTAAAGCAAGGCAAGTAATAACAAGCCAATAAAAACACGAAGCATGAACTTACTTCAGATAAGCGCAACCGATGGCGCAGCGAAATTACTAGATTATGGCACTTTGGGAGTGATGGCATTCCTATTGATAGCTGTGGTGGTGTATTTGGAGCGCCAACGTAGTAGTTATAACAAAGCTACGGATTTGCGTATTACGAAACTGGAGGACGACTTGCGTATAAAAAATAAGGAGTACGACGACTTCCTGAACAAAGCCTACGCTGAAGCGATTGAAATTAATCGCAAGTGCGTGGAGCTACTGCAGGAAGTAAAGGATTTCTTTCGTGGCAAAAACATTCAATAAATCAAAAACAAAAAACACAATATAAAAATGAAAACAATTAATAGTTTGTTCGCGGCGCTGATGGTAGCAGCTTGCACAGCCTTTATGCTAAACACGGCATTGGGTGTAAAATTTGAAATTGCCTTTGGTGCACTGATGGGAATCAGCTTGCTTATGGGCGTGATAGGCAGTAACCCGAAATACCAAAGAAAGCAAGGAATTGCTATGGCAGGATTGCTAAAAGAGATTTGGCTTGGTGATTTGTTAGGAAGGTTCTGGGATAAAAATGATTACTTGGATGATGCGAAAAACTGGGATGCATTCGTGGAAAACGATGCGCTTAACCTTGCAGAAATTGGAGCTGCTCCAACTGTAACAAAGAATAGGACAGTCTATCCTGTGCCAGTAAGCCAAAGAGCTGATATTGCCTTAAGGATTTCACTTGATGAGTATAGTAGTGATAGTACGGTGGTACGAAAAGTGGAAGCGGTCAGCTTGGTATATGATAAGCGTAAGAGCATCGTGGAAGATCACAAAATGAGTATCTTTTATAAACTTGCGGATGATGGTATTTGGAATATTAGCCCGAATGCTAATACTACGGCTACACCTGTAATAAAAACGACTGGAGCGGTGAGTGCCTTGAGTGGTTATAAATTATTGACATCTACTGATATTACTAATTTGACAATTCAATTTGACAACTTAAAGTACAATAGTAAAGGTAGAACTTTATTGGTACCACCAACGATGTTCTGGGAATTTGTAAATACCAATGATGTACTAAAAGCACAAGCACAGTACAACGGTCGTGGTGGTACCGAAAGTGATACATGGGTTTACTTTATGGGCTGGATCATCAAGAGCAGAGCCACTACAAGCTTTTACAACTTTACTACACTTGCAAAATTAGCTTACGGTGCAGTTTCTAATGCAACGACTGACGGTCAAGCTGCTATCGCTTATGTGGCAAAAGAAAGCTTTGGTAAGGCGGTAGGAACGGCTAACATGTTTGCAAAGGTGGATGATCCTGACCAACAAGGTGATGTGATCAACTTTACTTTGCGCGGTATTGTAATGCCTGTTAGACAAAAAGTACTTGGAGCAATTGTAGCAAGTAAATAAGAAGGATATACTTTGGCATTTTTTAAATTTTCTTTTGGTACGACTGGGCTGCTTGATTGTAGCCCAGTCCTTACCAGGAGAGTCACAAAAAAACAAATCAATATAAAATGAAAAAAATAGCAGTGGCGCTTGGCCTTATCCAAGCAGCAACCGAAGCTCAAATACTTGAAGCTGTTGCAGCAAAGCAGTCCGAAATGGAAACGCTTAAAAATGAATTAGCATCTTGTAAAGCTTCCCTTCAAGAAGCCACCGATTACATTGCCGCAACAAAGGATCATGCTAAGCAGCACATTGATACCATAGCATCCTTGCAAGATGAAAACAAGACCTTGCAAGAGCATAATGGAGAGATGATTGAGCGTATCAAGGAGTTGACCATTAAGGAAGCTAACGAAAGTGAATTGTCAGACGATGATGCATTAAATCTTGCTGCTAATACCTTGGAAAGTGCTGGGTTGGAATTAGGTTTTCCTGTAAGTGATGGCCAAGTATTTACTACAGAAGACGATGCCAAGCGATATGCAGAGCAACGTGGATTGAAGGTGTTATCAACTATCAAGTTGTAAAAAGTGAAAGTGAATTTTAAGATATTCGTATTGATGATGACGATGGCCATTGCTTCTAGTTGCGCAAGCCGTAAAAGCTTGCGCAACAAGCAAGGTCAGAAAGCCGAGACCAGTAGCTCTACATTGGAAAACAATGTGAGTATCTGGACCAACTTTACGAGCATTGATACGAGTATTACCATAGCAGCTGATACGCTTGAGTATAGTTTGCCATATTCAGTTTGGTCTGCGAATGTCTGTGATGATACTTGTATAAGTATTAATCAAAGCTTTGACATAAACACGCCAAGTGCGAAAGCTACATTTACTAAAGTAGGTCCCATGTGGAAGGCTAAAATTATAGTACCGCAAAAGATTGTTCCTATCACCAAAAAAAGTTTTACTCAAAGTAAAATCGACTCGAGTAAAAAGGTAGTAGCAGCCACCAAGGAAACATCGACACAAATCACCAAAACGAAAGAAGTAAAACGGTCACCACTAATACCCATATCAGTAGCAGCAATTTTTATAGTTGTGCTAGTATTTTGGCTTCGAGCCGCAATCAAATATCTAAAAAATAAATACCTGTAAAAATGAATGATGTAAATATAGTACTGGGCAATGGAGGCTTAGTTCGTCAACAAGCAAACGACGATAATGTGCGAGGCTTGGTCATGAATATGGCCGCTGTGGCTCCTGCTGGCTTGGCCGTTAATACAGCTCGCGTGTTATTACAACCTAGCGATGCAGAAGCGTTGGGTATAACTGCGGCTTATGATACAACCAACAATGTATTGTGCCGCTACCATATCAATGAGTTTTTTGCCATGAATCCCAACGGTAAGTTATGGATTTGGTTAACGCAACAAGCTACCACTCAAACAGCAATGGTAGATATAGCTGGCGGTACTCCTTGTGCTGTGGAGCGTCTTGCAAATGCAAGCAATGGCGAATGCAAACAATATTCGGTAGCCTTAAACCCTGCCACCACTTATACTCCAGTTGTAACCAGTGGAATAGATGGTGATGTGTTAACCGCTATCCCTAAAGCGCAAGCTTTGGCTGATAAATTGTTTTTGCAACACATGCCTTGCCATATTATTATTGAAGGTCGCAGCTTTACTGGAACTGCTGCAGCTGCAAGTAATCTTCGTGCTTTGGCAAGTCAAAATGTGAGTGTATGTATCGCGCAAGATTTGGATAAGGCTCCTGCTGCTGCACAAGCAGTTATCAAAGCTCATGCCGCTGTAGGAACTTTACTTGGTACTAGTAGCGAAGCAAAAGTAAGCCACAATGTGGGCTATGTAGAAGCCTATCCTGTACACGACGCTGCAACTGGTCGCTGGCTTAATCCTGGGCTAAGTAGCAACTTGCCATTGAGCAGTTATACAGATACTGACTTGAATGCGTTAAATACAAAGGGCTTTATTTTTGTCCGCAAATTTGTAGGGCAGTCTGGAGCGTGGTGGAATGATAGCCACACTTGTACGTTGGCGAATAGTGATTACTACTGCATGGAAAATGTGCTTGTGATCAATAAAGCTGTTCGTGGTGTTTACGCGGCATTATTGCCAAAAGTAAACGGACCAGTAAAATTAAGTGCAGCTGGACGCTTGTCTCCTGAAGTAGTTGCGATGTTGCAAGGTATTGGTAAGGATGTAATTGATAGAATGGCTGCAGCTGACGATTGCAGCGCAGGTGATATCTATATCAATCCGAACCAAAACGTGGCAACGCAAGCCAAAACATTTGTAAGAATTGCCATTGTGCCAATAGGTACCAATCGCGAAATCAATGTAACGATTGGCTTTGCTGCGAGTGTATAAATCAATAATTAATCAATAATAAAACATCTATAAAATGGCTTTAATAAATGGAGTTGAATATGGCTGGTGCGACATTAAAGTGACGTTGCTTGGCCGCCGCTTGGAAGGTATCACGGCAATAAACTATGAAACCAAGCAAGCGAAGAAAAACGTCTATGGACGTGGCAGTAATCCTGTAGCTCGTGGTCGTGGCAATAAGGAGTACGAGGCTAGCATTACCATCAGTGGTAAGGAGCTCCAAGCCCTAGAAGCAAGTTTGCCAAAAGGTAAAACCATCTTGGACATACCACCATTTCAAATCGGTGTAAGTTATGCTCCAGACGATGGTAGCAATATCGTTCGCAACGATGCCATCTTGGATGTGGAGTTTACCAACGTCAAAAAAGATGCAAAGCAGGGCGACGAAAGTATGGAGCATGAGTTAATGCTTGTGGTAGGCTCGATTACTTACGGTGTGTAAAAATTTTTCAAACAAATAAAATACCAAATAAAATGGGAAAAGGAAAAACTACTCCAGATGGAGTAATAGCAACAGGCGAACTTACGCAAGAAGAGTTGGCGGCACTGAAAGAAAAGCATGGCCGTATTCGCAGAATTAAAGTGATATGCAATGGTGAAACATTGGTGGGCTATTGCAAATATCCTGACCGCAACGTGACCGCATTGGCTTTAAGTAAACGCGGACAAAATAAGGTGTTGGAAGCTGGTGAGACAATTTTAGATAATTGCTTGGTGCATGCCGACGATCTATTCAAAACAAATGATGCTGTGCGTATGGCCGCAGCAATGGAGTGTTATGAGTTGATTGATTTCCTGCCAGTGAGCAGCGAGGAAGTGTAGAAGTAGAACCTATCAACAACGCAAAAGGCAAAGACGAGCTGCGAAAAAGAAATGCAATGCTAAGTTACCACTTTAAGATTCCACACCCTGAGCATTTGTCCGATGATGATTTCGCTGAGAAATGGGAGCAATTGAGTTGGATACTTAGCAAAAAAAATACAACTTAAAAACACAAACAAAAGATGGCAGGACCGCTAACATATAATGTAGGAGATTTATTATCGCAGGCATTTGGTGTTGGCGGTTTTTTCGTTGATGGTCAACAAGCTCCTGTGTTGATTGATGCTAAAAGCTATAAAGGTATAATTTACAAAAAGCGACCAGAAGCGCCTAAAAGTAGTTTGGGTACTACGATACTATGTCAAGTAACTCTTGGCAAAGGACAGATAAACTGGCAGACTATTGAAGACGGAAAAGTAGTACCTAATACTTGCGAAGCGATGGTATTGCCTGCTACGACGTTAGTTGATTTTAGCCAAGCAAAAATTATTGAACGGACAATGGTACCAGGACGCAAAGGAAGCGTGAAAGAATACATTGGACTTGATGATTGGCGAATAAGAATCCGTGGGATATTGATCAACTTTAATGCTGAAGATGAACTCCCTGAAGATGAGATTCGCGCCTTAAAGAATTTAAAAAATGTGCCAGTTAGTATTCCTATAATCAACGACGTTGCGGAATGGTTAGGTATTAGCGATTTGGTTATTGAAAATATTGAATTTACAGCCATCGAAGGCTTTGGTAATATGCAACCATTTACGATCGATTGCTTATCCGACGATGCCTTTGAGCTTAAATATAAAAACGGACTTTAGGATGGAGATGTATGAAGTGCTAGTGGAAGCAGGACAAAGCGTTTATGATATTGCCGTGCAAGAGTATGCGGATGTATCAGGCGTTTGGCTATTGCTGGCAGATAATCCAACCCAATGCCCGGACTTGAATGCAACATTGGTACCAGGAGCGAAAATTGCAATAAGACAATTTCCAAATGTTAGTGACGTGGAGCTGATGAATTATTTTAGAAACAATAAAATACAAGTGAATTGTGGTAACGTGTAACTATGACATACGCATCAAAAACAATGAAGGCAAAGTGCTCTACTTTGACTATGTTGTTGATTGCGAAATAGTGAGCAGTTGGCAAGAGCTGACTAATACCTGCAGTTTTACATTGCCGCGAAAGGTTGGCAAATTGCTTACTGATTCTTTGGATCGTATCATTCAAGTAGGTAATGAAGTTGTCATTAAAGCAGGTTACAATACCACAATCAAAACTTACTTTACTGGATATATAACTGAAATTGGTGCAAGTGCTCCGCTACTAATAAAGTGCGAAGATGCGATGTGGAAACTGAAGCAAGTGCAAGTAAGTAAGACTTATAAAAGTGTTAGGCTAAGTACTTTGTTGCAAGATATTTTACCTGCAGGTTTCAAGTACAATGCAGTGGATAGGCAGCTTGGTGGTATTAGGTACCACAAAATGACTGTCGCGCAAGTGTTGAAGGATTTAAAGGATAGCTTTGGCGTTACTAGTTATATGAGAAACGGCACGCTTTACAGCGGCTGGGCTTATGATACTGATTTGACTGGTGAAGCGTACAACGTGTACTTACATTTTGAAAAGAATATTTTCAACAACAACTTAGTGTATAAGCGCAAGGAAGACGTAAAGCTTCGCATAGATGCCGTTAGTATTCATAGCAATGGTAATGACATAAGATATAGCTATCCTTCCGAAAATGCTGAAGGTGAAGTGCATACGTTGCATAGTTACGGCAAGGAGCTAAAGGACATCAAAGCTGATGCCCAGGAGCAATATAGTAAGATGGTCTATGATGGTTACCGTGGAAGTTTTAGCACGTTTGGCCATCCATTTATCGACCATGGTTTTGTTGTGAATCTTGCAAGCGATATTTATCCTGAACGAGATGGTAAATTTTTTGCTGATAGAGTCGTCTATCGGCTTGGCAATATTGGTATTAAACAAGATGTAACGTTAGGAGGAAAGGCATAATGGGAATAGCAGAACATATCAAACATATAGCAAACCAAAGTGCTGGCGATGGGTTGCAATTGTGCATTGTCAAAAGTATTGACGAAGCCGAAGGAGTGTGCGAGTGTGAACCGCTTAATGGCGGTGCTCCCTACTTTGCAAGGCTGAGAGCTTTGTTGCAAGCTGAAGATAAAAGTCCGTTGATAGTTCCAGTAAAAGACAGTGTTGTTATTGTGGCCACGTTTAATAAAAATAGTGCTGAAGCATTTGTGATTGGTTATACGGATGTGGAGAAGGTGAAGATACTGACGAATAAAGGAGACGTATGGTTGAATGGTGATAACTATGGAGGTCTAGCGAAAGTAAAAGAGCTAGTTGATAAAATGAATGCATTGGAGAATACGGTTAATGACTTGATAGTTGCATGTAAGTCTCAATCGGTTGCCTTAGCTCCAACAGGTGTATTTGCACTTGCTCCATTTTTTGCAAGTGTAAATCCGTTGGTACCAACACAAAAAAAAGAAATTGAAAACCCAAAAGTAAAACATGGCGACAAATGATATAGCGTTGGGAAATGGTGACTTGCAATATAAGCAAGGAGACTTTGCTTTGGTTGAAAGTGATGGTGTTCACATACAGCACCTATTACTCGCAGGTAAAGGACACTATAAACATAGTGCAATTACTGGATGCAGTATTCATAAAATGGTAAACAGTCCCAATACTGCAGGAGCGGTTGATGCGTTTTTGCACACGGTAAAAAACCAACTTGAGTATGACGGCTTTGGGCAGGTGAAGTTTACAACTGATGCAGGAATTGAAGGATTAATAATTGATGCAATAAGAGAAAGATAATGGCAAAGACAGTACAACAAATATACAATGAACTGGTGGCAGAGAAAACCACTAAACCCGAACTAGCGGGTTTAAACAGTACAAGCCAAACTGCAATTTTTACGTTGTGGTTATGGGTAGTGGCTTATGCTCACAAGTTATTGTATGACATGTGGGACGTAACTAAAAACGAAATTAGCCAAATCGCTAGCCAACAAATAGTAGGTACAATTCCTTGGTATGTTGGATTGGCTATGAATTGGACAGGGGGCAGCAAAGCAATTACAGCATGTTGGCCAACCGAACTTTTAACTACGCTTGATAAAAAGTTAATCATGAAGGTGGCTAACACAGCAGCAGGGGTTGGGTATTCAAATTTGAGTGATGCAGACTTGGCAGCTTTTAAAACATACATAGGGTCGAAAAAGGTGGTAGGGACCGACATCGATATAATTAGCCAAACAGCAGATTTACTGTTGCTTAAACTTAGTATAAAGTATGTTGGAGTGCAAGCTACAGTGTCAGCTGCGATTGTTACACACATTAAAAATTATCTAGCCATATTGCCATTTGGAAGCCAGTTAAGTATAACTGTAATGGCCAACTCTATATTTAGCGTTGCAGGTGTTTTGGATGTAATTGTCGATGACGCTCAAGTAAGTGTTGGGCTTGGCTATACACCAATAACTACCAACTACATTAATGCTGATGCTGGTTATTTTGAAATAGGTAAGAATAGTTCTAATAATGATTTAATCACGTTAAATATGTACTTGTAATGTTTGTTATTGACCTAGATAAATTCGTTCATAATTTTGTACCGCCGTTCTTGCGCAAACCAAGGATGGTGGCTTGGGTAAAGCTTCAAGTCTATCATATAGGCTTACTATGGACGGAGCTAAGCAACCAAAACACTGCATGGGTAAATGAACTGGCCATTACATTGGCCACTGATGTTTTGCAAGCACATTTACGTTCATTGTATCCAGCGGTGTCAGGCAATGACGTTACCATTAAAACGGATAGCGATGCAGTACCTTATATTTATGTTGGGTTTCCAAAACAACACCACAAGCCTGTATATGTAGCATTCAAAAGTGAAGCTGCGGCACCGTCAAGATATCCGTCAGTTGGCTACATCGATGAGCGAAGATTTTTGAATAATTACACTGTTGTAATTCCAATTAGTTACCAGCCGCAAGAGCCAACAATAAAGGCAATACTTAATAAATACAAACCTGCTGCAAAGCAATTTAAAATACAATACATCTAATGCACAAATTAAAAATTACAACTGGAATCCATCAATTTACTGCTGCCGATTTGGAGCACCTGTCCTTGGCTAATTTAGAAACTGGAAAATTTAACGCTGAAGTATTTGCTGACCTTACAACAGCTGGCAAGGCCATTGTAGTAAGCGGCTGTGATTTCTATGTTACACCAAGTTCGGCATTGGCTTTTCGCGCTGGCTGGATTGCGCTAGGTGGTGAGCTCTACTATTTTGCTGGCAAAGGAGTTAACACAGCTGATATTCTGTTTGGTTCTTATAAGCCATATTTTTTGGTATCTGAAACATACCGTGCAGACAATCCAATTTCGTATGGTAATGGTAGTTCTCAAAATGTGCATGCCTTTCGCGAAATGATTATGGGCTTTCAGGCTCCTGCTCCTGGCAATGACCCAAGCACATTGACCTTTCCTGCCAATAGTTACAGTTTTGATAATCCTGCAGGTAGCAATATGGTGTATGGTCAGCAAGTGCTTTATAATAAACTTAAAGCGCAAGTTGGTGGCACCAGTTGGCAAACGGTCGGAGTGACTGTTGGAGCAGCCACATGGCTTAATGGATTCAATCACGGTAATGGAGACTTGGTGAAGTACCATAAGAATATTGCGGAATGTGTTTATTTGCAAGGAGTTCTAAACTTGGGAGCAGTTTCGACATTGTTCCCTAGCAATATTACCACCAGTGCAGGAGCTAACGTGTTTAGGCTGCCAATAGGCATGCGGCCAACGACACAGCAGGAAACGAGCGTAAGGATTCAAACTTGGAGCGGTTGGTGCACTGCAGTATTTACTGTTGAAACTTCAGGTTACGTAATGCTTAAATTTTCGCAAAAAGATGCTGCCGTAACAAGTGCTGATTTTGGACCAACTATTGATGCCAAACTCCAGCTAAGTTTTACGGCAATGATTTAAAAAAAAAATAATTTTCGTTTGATTGAGGAATATAGCATGTTAATAAAAAACAGATATAAATCGAATGAAGTTACAAATCAAAACGCCCATATCTTACTATGGCGGGAAACAAAAACTAGTAAGTACTATTTTACCATTAATACCAGAACATAGG